ACCACCTGCTGCGGCAGCTTCCTCTACTGCTCTAACTGCTTGTGGTGTGCCATATTCACCAGATAAGATTTGTTTAGTTAGTTCATTACCAGTGCCAACGATAGTGCCAAACGTGCCACCAGTTGCACCTGTAAGCAATGTAAGCGCAGTTTCACCAGCACCAACGAGTTGCTCACCAAGTGTTGGCTCTTGCGGCAATGGTGCAGCCTGTTGTTGAAATGTGGTGGTTGTTTCCTCTTGCTTTGCAAGCTGATAAGCCTGTGCCACCGTATCAAATTCAGGCGTTCCACGTTTAGCAGAATTTTTTACAATCCATGCTGCGTAATCATCAGCCGTTGCCATTATCTTCCCTCTAAGATTCTATCTGCTGCTGATCTAACGTCATTAACAGCACGACTAATAGTATTTACTGGTGGAGTTGGTGCAAACTCATTAGGAATTTGTTGACCTGTTGGAGTAGCCCTTTGTGCAGGTGCTTTATAGCGTTCATTAATATCAGTAACTACTCTTTGAGTGAAGTCATTAAATGATTCATTAGGTTTTGTTGCATAATCACCAGCAATAAACGTATCTCTTGCACGTGTTAAAACACCATTGTTGTTTGCCAGCCAGTCTGTTTTGGCATTAGCGACAGATGCGTCAATGTCTTGTAATTTAGCCATACCACGTAGGAAATTAGCTAAGTCAGTAGCAGATGCAGTTTCACTTGGAAAGCCTTTTAATGCTAATGCAATATCACGATCAGTCGCTGGTCCTGGTGGTAGAGATTTAATTGCTGCTGAATTTCGCAATGCAATATATTCTTGTCTAAGTTGTGTCATGCCACCTTGAAAGCCACCAAGCCTACTTAAATAATCAGATGCACCTGAAGCTATACCATATCCACCGCCTTGAGCTGTTATTCGTTTAGCTAAATCATTAAATCTATCAGATGATTGTTTTGATGTTGCGGCAATGACAGCAGAAGTGTTAATTGCTGTACGTACATCAGCAGGTAAGTTTCTTTCTGCTGCTTTTATGTTTGCAAGTTTTTCGCTTACCGTTGCAGCAGTCGTTTGTTTATCTAATCCAAGTTTAGCTGCTCTAGTGTTAATTTCACTTTGTAAATTTTTAACATTCCATTTTTTTGTTGCAAGGTCAGATAATTCTTGTTCTACTGCAAATTGTGCTTTTACTTCTTTTTCCTTAGCAGTAGCCTCTGCCAACTTTAAATCAGCAGCAGCTTTTGCAGGTGCTGTCATAGCCTCTGCAGCAGATATTTGTGCTTTACTTCTTGCATCCTCAGCTTTAGCAACTGCTTCAGTTAATGTGCTAGGAGCTTGTTTGCTTGCTAATAGTGCATCAACTGTTTTCTTAAAGCGGTCTGGATCAATCATTGTCAATGCAGCATTAACCCCAGCTTGTGCAGAAGTTGTATCACCACGATCTATAGCATCTAAAATCTGCTGATAAACAAGTGGTGATTCGCCAGAGTTCTTTTTAGCTTCAATGATTATTTCCAGTTTGCTTTTGGCTACATCTGGATTGACGTTCTCTAGGGCAGTTGATATCTCAAAGCCTTGATTAAAGTCATTCTTAACTTTTTCCTCACCATAAGCCTTACGTGCAGCTTCAGTTGATTGATATTGCTTTGGGTATTTAAGCGTAAATTGAGCAAATTTTTCTTGCGTAGGGTTATTTATAGTTTCCTCTAAATCAACCTTATATTGCGCTGCTTGAGTTCTTAAGTCGCTTGCCTCTTTAGCTTTAATGATTGTGTCACTAAGCTCCTCGATGCCTTTGCCAATATCTACCTGCGGAAACATTCCAGCATAATCAATCGGTTTCTGTAATGGATTTATAGCCATATAATTTTCCTAAAAAACACCTGCAGATTTCATACCTGCGACTGACTTACCAATGCTTATTAAATCACCAAATGCTTGTCTATTTACATTGCCTCTAGCTATTTGACCGCCAGCCGTAGCTGCACCTTGGTTTGCAAGTAGGTTAGCAATTGAATCTGCTGAAGCCATACCTTGTTCAGCTTGACCTGCTGCCGATGCTTGACCTAGCTTAGTAAAGCCACCAAGTCTGCCATATTGTTGTTCAATTAGTGAGTTAAGTATTTGTGGTCTAAATTCACTTAATGCTGCTTGCACATTACCGCCACGCAAGCCACCAGTAGCAGATGCGTTTTGTAAGATAGCACTTTCACCTTGTCGTGTTAGTGCTTGAAATATAGGGGATTGTTCTTGTTGAGCTATTGCTGCAGCTTGAGCCTTTGGGCCAGCTAATCCAATCAATGCTTTTTGAGCCGCCATTGATTCAGTACCAGCAGTCACATACGGTGACATTAGCTCGACTAGCTTATCAAACTGCCTACGTTGCTCATCAATACCAGCCTGTGCAGCCGCAGCTTGCGTAGCAGCACCAGCTTGAGCAGCCTTACCAGCCGCCTTAGCACCAGTAATTCCACCAACTACATCACCAATTAAATCGCCAACAAAACTCATGCTGTTCTCCATTCCTGCCGAGTCATACCCAGCATATAAACGTCTTTAACTATGCCACCTTGTACACACGCACAACGTCTGCAACCTTCTTGTTTAAAGCCTAGTTTCAATGCAAAGTTCTTTGCAGCCTCTAAGCCTTCAATAATATAAACAGTTACACGCAAGATAGGATGGGCAAAAGCCCATGCCAAACACTTCGCAGCTAATTTGCGTGATTCTTTAATTGATGATTTTTTAAGCAATGAGTGTAACTCTAACTCAACTGCACTTTGTTTAATAACCATAAATGCGCCAGCAAAGGTTTTACCTATCCATGCAGACAAGTAAGTAACATTAGGGTGGATGATGGGTGCGGCAGGTCGGTGATCGTGACCAATCTTATTGATATAAGGGTCAGCATACACTTCCAGCAAATGCTCGTCTGTAATAGATTCTGTAACAGATACTAGCATCATGTCTCCTAATAGGGCATTGGGAGCTGCTGGTTGCTCATTAAACTCAGCGCACTTATTTTCTCACACTGACGCATTTTGTCAATCATCCTCTCTATCCTCCCAAGCCTGGCATACTCGCATATCATTGCAAATGAAGTTTAACTTCTCACAGTGACCTCTAAAGCCATATCCCTCGTCATATCCAGCCATAGGGATGCGTTCAATCTTAACCTGCGTCATTAAGCTATTGTCATAATACTCACAGTTAGAGCAGTGCTTACGTCTAGCGTCTTTTTCATCGCATTGCATAGCTTCAGCTAATCCTGCATAAAACTCTTTGTTTTCTTTTGGATCGTTGCTTGGCATTTCAGGGCCATAGTTCCAATCCTGTACTGCTATTACAAAGTTCTTTTTGTTTTCTGCGGTGGTTACAAACTCCTCCTCAGTAGGTAATCCCATAAAGCCTTTAGGCATCATTAGAAAATCTTTCATGTTAGCTCCTTAAATAATATCTAAACCGCTTCTGCGCCACTAGCGGTAATGGTTAAACCTGCTAAAGCCGCTTGTATTTGAATTGTATCACCAGCGTTCATTACTTGTATGCCATCATATTGCAAAGCATTGTTGTTAGGTACAGCCACATCATATAAAAATGCGTTAGCCGTTCCTGCTACACCTGCTGATGGCACTAAGAACACTCGCACGTTAATAGCGGCAGCAGTCGTATTAGCAATGCTAAATTCTTTAAGCAATGTGCGTGTTGATGCTGGCACAGTATAAAGCGTTGTAACGCCTACTGTAATAGCAGCTTGTCCTAGGTTAGTCGGTGTTATTACATCGAAAGCCATGTTAGTACCTTATTTGATGTGAATGATCGCCAGTCTGCAGCACTTAAAGCACCACGATTAGTTGCTGAAGCCGTTGGCACATTAAGCGTTATTACTGGTGTAGTTGTTGGATTTGCGACTGTACTAGTTAAATCTGTACCAGTAGTTCCAAGTGTTAATGCAGCCACGCTTGTAACTGTACCTACAGTTGGTGTTGTCCATGTAGGTGCGCCAGCACCAGATGATGTTAATACTTGACCAGATATACCTACTGCGCTAAAGGCATAAGCCGTTCCATTGCCATAAGATATACCACCAGCAGTAGGCGTTGCATTTGAATTTGTGCCACCTCTGTTAATATCCAGTAATCCAGTCCATGAAACTGTGATGGATGTCGGTGCTAACAATGCTGTTGTTGGTGAGCCACCTAACGTCAATATGACGTTTGTGTCATCTGTTTTTGTAAGTGCCGATGCAGTTACACCAATAACAGGATTTAAACCACCTGTTGATGTGATGGGTGCTACGGCAGTTACTGTGCCTACATAAGGCAATGCAGGTATGTCTGCAACAACAAGAGGTCTAAAAGCTGGTTGTGCGGCTGCGCCAGAAGGTGGGCCAGCATACACATAATTAGCGTCTGCTGCTGTAATTCCAATAGCATCAACCGTTGCGAACAGATTTTCAAACTGTTTTATCTGCTCAAAGTTTTGCAGGAAACTTGAAAGCTGATCTCGTGTTAAGTTTAGCTTTTGTATAGCCATATCAATACGCCAATGGCTCTAGTTGCGCTTCTAATCTTACATAGGATACATGGGAATCACTGTCACCACTAAAGCGTTGTATGCGCCAGTTTCTCATGTGGCCTTGCTGAAACCATGAAATACGCTTTGTAGTATTGCCAACCATGCCTACTGATATAGATTTCTCTTGGCTGTATTTTTTACCATCAACTGTGTAGCTAGTGCTTATTCTAGGGTTTTTACCAAGTGCAATGCTGCCAGTTAAGCTAACCAGTTCAAGCTGCTGCATCAATGCGCCTCTGCCCTCATTGTAAACAATCAATGTGCCAAACTCCCATCGCACTTGCTCACCCCAATGGCTGCCTATGTCTTGCACAAAATAACCAATGTTATTTGTTTGTGGATCGCCTATGTACCACTTGTCATAAGCCCATACCATGTTTCTAGCACGATACTGTTCAAATCCTACAATGGTGCTTGTTAGCGTGAACCATACAGGGCTACCAAGTACTGCTGTCGCACTAGCATCAAAGACTATTGTTTTGTTTGGCAAATGAACATACAGGTGTTGGTGGTTTTTATCGTTCCTAGCCTCTAACTTAACCTTGGCTAGTTCAAGTTCGGTATATTCCAAAAGCAAGTTATCAATCTCTTGTGTGCTTACTTTATTAGCAGTTGCATTTGCACCTACATAAATGCTTGGTGCTTCATTACGCCCACTGCCTAAAAATGCAATGTTCTCTATAAACACACAGCAAGCAAATGTTCCTATCACACCCTTTTGTATCTGTGCGCCATCAACACGTTGGAAGGGGAATAATGCACCACCCACGTTATCAAACACCTCGATGGTATTACGGTTTAACGCATAGACCTCATTGCGTAGCTTTAGCAAAGCCACCACAGGATCTGGGTCAACTTCTGATGAACCATACTTCAATGGATTAACTTGTGTAGGATCGTTTAGTTCAGTAACAATTAAGAACTCACCATCGGTGGTCATAAAATAACCATCAACCCATACAACATCCAATACCACCCCTAAGTCTGGGTCGGTTACTTGGACAAGAGTTGTGCCGTTCCAATAATACAAACGGCCACCAGATGCAATGGCTAGTAAGTCAAAGCTATAATCAAATGTCACATACTCTGTGACAGGGCCACCAACATCACCCAATGTGGTTACTGTACCTGCGCTGTCAATCTCAACGAGCTTAGTTCCCATCACACGATACAGTTTACCCTGCCAGTTAATACCACCACGATCAATGCCTGGGCCAGTACCATTTGCTACTAAGCCATCGCCTGGGCGTAAGAATCCACCGCTAATGCCAGACTCTTTAGGGACTGGTACTAGATTAACTGGATAACTGGTGCGTAACTCTGGTGTGTTATCAACAAAGATGCCATTTAAGATAGGGATTTGCATTATTTTTTAGCTTTATTGCGTGTGGTGATTGCTTTGGCTTTAGCCTTTGCATCGGCTTTGGATGATGCGCCCCAAGCCTTTAGCGATAGCAGCAGTCTAGTAGGTTCGCCATCTTTATACTCAGGGCCAGCATTGCCAGCCATACGTGCTAGAAAAGATGCTCTGCGAGGATTGTCACCAGACTTAACAGGTGGCTTTAGATTGCCACCAGTCTCTTTGTTATACGAGGCTCTGCCCTTAGCGTTCAATCCACCTTTAGGGTTTTGCCCAGCTTTAGTTTGCCATACAGGTGATTTCATCTGAACCTCGCTACTTTCTTAGCAACCTTCTTAGGCTGTGCAACAGTTTGCTTACCAGCCTTTGTGCCTTCACGCTTGGCTTTGGTTGTTGCAGCATACTCAGCAGCAGACAACGCTTTGATTGCTTTCTCAGGTAGATACCGTTCACCTGTCTCAGACGATGGCTTACCTGACTTAGTACGCCAGTTTTGCTTGCCCCAATCTTTCAGACTTTGTTGTGAAGGTTTCATTTTTTCCTAGCCTTAAGTGGGACTTTAGATAACCTGCTTTTAGTAGGTTTGCTAACTGGGATGCTTGGCTTACCATTCGGCATATAACGCATGATGCACTCCAGCTATGACTTATAAGAGCCACCTTTGGCTTTATATTCTCTGGCCAAAAGTTGTGCTTTTCTAGCAGACCATTCGCTTGGTTCACCACCAGCAGTGCCAGCCTTAATTTTCTCAAACAATGCTTTACGCATGGTTGGCTTAGTATAAACCCCAGCTTTATTAACTGTAGATTTTTTAGCTGGCATTATGATCTCCTAAGCTAACACTGCGCCTCTAAGTGATACTGCCCACCAATCAGTGCCGATGTATTGCAATTGGCAACTATCACCAACAGCATTGAATGTAATGGTTGTACCAGCACCTAAGTTAGTTGGAGTTAAAATACCAGTATCACCACCAGCCGCTTCAGCTACATAAACGATATTCTTAATTTGACCTTGTGCGCCATTGGCAAGTGTTAAAGCATTACCTGCAGCAGTTGATGTAAAGGCCGTTGTGTATGTTGTTAAATTAACAGCACCTGCACCACTTAATGCTTGAACAGAACCATTGATGTTGTCAAATGTTGGGCCAGTTGCAAATACATTAGCACCAGTGCCTGTTTCATCTGTAAGTGCAGCAGCTAAATTAGCTGATGATGGTGTAGATAAGAATGCTGCCACATTAGCAGCAAGACCGGACACGCCAGTCGCAATAGGCAAACCAGTACAATTAGTCAATGTGCCACTTGTTGGTGTGCCTAAGATTGGCGTTACCAATGTAGGGCTAGTGTTAAATACCAATAAGCCAGTGCCAGTTTCATCAGTCATTGCTGCACGTAGGTTTGCGCTTGATGGTGTTGACATCCAGTTTTGTACGCCAGCAGCATAGGTTGTTTCAGCATTGATTTGATACCATGAGTTGGTAGGCTGATAGAAACGAATCGCTGTAGCTGTACCTGCTGCCAATGAAACAACGCCACCATAAATAGCAGATGCACCATTTAACGCAAGGGTTAATGATGTAATCTCTTGTGTCGTTGTTATAAGCACCGTAGTGCCATCAGGCACGCCAGTATTAAGCGGTAAGGTAATAGTGCCAGCAGCAAGCGTTCCAGCAGGTTGCAATAGCATCCACTGGTCATTGCTTACTGGTGTAGGGACTGTGATATTAAAACCAGTCGCTGGTACATATAAGTTAGTTGATAGCGTAGGTGATGCAAATGTTTGCTGAAAGTATGTCAGCAAGCTACCGATAGATGTTCTACGTGCATCGCCATTGTTTGGTGAGTAAACAGGTAACTGGTCACCACTTGAGATTGTATTTAAAACTGGTAATTGATTAATGGTTGGCATGATAATCCTTAAAATTCAATTGGGCCATCTGGGCCAGCATCAACTGGATTGTATGGCGGTCTAATAAATGGATCGTCATATACTCTCCACGGCTTGTTACCTGAACCTGCTGGCATTGTTGCTGGTAGTTGTTGTTCAAGTGGGAATGTTGCACGTTGTAGCAATATGTCATAACCCTGTTTTGCAGTGGTCTTAGTTTCAATCATCACTGTTTTGCCATAACTTGGTGCTAGACGTATGGCTAGACTACAGATAATAGCTTCATAAGCTGAATCAGGTACGTTAGTTTCCTCATCGAGGTCACTATCTTGTGGGCTGGATGGTATTGGATAGGCAAGCCTTATCCCTTTAGCGTTCCAGTCAGCCATCATTGCATCAAGTCTGCGTAAGGCAGATTCAAGTTGCTCTGGCTGCATATCAAAGACATAAGATGCTAGACCGATTTCCTCTAGCGCAGCACTTATAAATTGTCTTTTTGTATATCCCATTTAAATCCCCATTGCATCATTTATATGCTTTAGTAATGTGGCGTTTGACCAGTGCTTGTTTACAACTAAACCTATTTTATCAGATTGCTGCAACATTTCATCACGGGTTAATTCATTTAATTCAATGTCTGGTACTTCATTTATTACTTCTTTAACGTAACCAATAGGCGATGGGCGATGAACTTTAGTTGCCCTGCGTTCAATGGTTTCCTGCTTTTTCAAGCGTTTCTTTTGTTGACGCAACTCTTTCGCTGGTGAAAGAGCTTTATCTTTAATTATTGCGGCTGATCTAATCATTTCTTTTTCATTGGTGCTTTGCTTGGTTTGCCAGCAGCTTTAGCCGCTTTGCTTGCCACGCTTAATGAAATAGCAACGGCTTGCTTTTGTGGTTTGCCAGCTTTCATTTCAACGGCAATGTTCTTACCGATGGTTTTCTTAGAATAACCTTTTGACATTGGCATAATATACTCCAAAAAGAACAGGCCAGCATTTCTACTGACCTGTTTTACTACATTAAGACAAACGGTAAGACACAAATGTGTCTGCAGCAGTCTTACGTGTACGCCATGCGGCAGATGTTACAGTTGCCACAGCACCAGTACCAACAACTGTATGACCAGTTGCAGCAGCCGTTACAGTGAAGGCATTAGCACCTGTTGCAATTACTGACCAATCAAATGAATCACCTACAGCAAACTCACTCGCTGCATCTAATACTGCGCCAGTAGGCAAAGTACCAGCAACAGCAGCAGCAGTTGTTGATGTAAGGATACCTGAAAGAATCATTGCAGGTGTAATTGTACCAGTTGCATTTAATACGCCTGGTGTATCTTGTGTTTGATACTTACCACTGTCAGATATAACAGGGTCTGTACCAACCGCATAAGTAGCACCAGATGCACCAGCTTGGATAACGATGGTAGCACCAGCAGCGTATGGGCCAAATACTGTGGTTTCGTTTTCAACTACACCCAACAAGTCTTGTGCTTCAGGGAAGTTAGGGAAACCAACTTCATTAAACACGCTAGTTGCTGAGTAAGATTGAACAGCGATTGATTCAGCAGCAGGAACTGTTACGGTTGCTGTGCCTTGATTAAAAACAATGTTATAGCTCATGGTATTGCTCCTAATTAAACTTGGTTAAATAACAAGATGCCAGACATTTCAGGCTGTTTGTTTACTACACCAAATAATGTATCTAAACGGTATTTAGTTTTCATAGTATTAACATCGTATTGTTTTTGCATAACCAATTCGATACCTTGATCAGTTGATGCACGCATTACTGCAACACCAGCGTCAGAAGGAACTGAATAACGACCAGGCAGAATCTCTAAAGCATCTTTTTGCCAGAAAGCATTTACAGGTGCAGTAGTAGTATTCAAGCGATTGATTGTACGGCCAGCAGCAGCAGTTACGATACAATTTTGATATTGCAACTCAGCATCAGTTCCGCCTTGAGCAGAGATGATTGGAGGTGTAATAACGCAAGTAGTACCGTTAGTTACTGAAACAACACGGAAGGTTTTAGAAAAACCAGTACCTTGTTTAGTGATGTGATGCACAGCTTCCACACCTTGAATTTCAATAGCAGAACCAGCAGGTAAGTCAGCAGTGCTTGAAACAGTGATAGTTTGGAAACGGTTATCCACGTTTTGTGTTTCGCCAGTTACAGCAGTTTGTGTAGCTTGTGGCACATAGAAGTTACCAGCAGCAGCCAATGTGCTCATTGTAGGATCAGCACCAGTAGCACCAGTCAAGCGATTAGCATAATCAAGTTTGTATGTTTCAAAACCTGCAACCATACCTACATAACTACGTTCAAACGCATTGTTTGATTTGTTGCCAGCGAAACTACGGCTAACAGAAGCACCACCAGCACCACCAGCGATGTTACCAGCCAAACCGTTATAGTCACGGCTTGATAAAGCTAAGTAACGGTCAAATGCTTGTACGCCTTGCTCGTTCATTACTGAATCGCATAAAGCGATGTCATCATAATCACCAGCAGCAGTGCTTACAGTAACCACTAAAGAGCCTTGTGTTGCAGCCACGTTCATAATGGCAAGGTTGATGTCAGATGCTAATTTTTGTTTAGCAGCTTCACCTAAACGACCTTCTTGTAATGCGTCACGTAACTCTAAAGCATCCAAGATAAACGGTACTGACTTTTGAAAGCCAAGTGTCGCTGGTACTGAAAGTTGTGTGTAAGCAGTGAAGTTACCTGTTTGATCCATACCATCATAAGATTGTGCAATATATGGTTGTGGGCGATAGATAACGTTGTTAGTACGTTCCATCATAGAACTGTCTGTATTATAGATAGATACGTTACGTGATAAAACTAACGCGTCATTAAAGCCTTCAAGGATGTCCTCAAATGCTACGCGTTCCTCTTTACTGAATGAATTGCTCATTATAAGCTCCTAAATTTATTTTAATGCTGA